GAGTCGACTGGCAGACTGGATCAGTAGACCGCCTCCGCTCCCAACCCTCCGGAACAGAAGAACGAAAAAACCCAACTTCGACGCACGGAGGGGGGTCAAACGACTCGTCCAAGGACAAGTAATAAGACTCCCTCTCCGCCAAGTTGGCAGAAAAAATCGCCCTTCGGGACACCCTAATATCTAACCCACGCGTTAAGGAGCGCTGAGACTTTCCGATGCAAGATCGGAACTTTCCTAGGAGGAAAGAGTGAAGTTTATCCCGACGGTCAGGACGAAATGGGGAACAAGTCTCCATCCGACCCTTCAAAGAACAAATATCACCAGTCTCTTTCCAAAACGCAGTGGAACGGATAACAGGGGCTTCCCTGACACGCTTCGTACCAGCTACAAAAAAGGTACTATTTAATGAAAACCAATTGCGAGCGACGGCAGTTTTACCCTCAGAGAGGGTCAAACCACAACTGGTAACACCAGATTTCCATATGTCAAACTCAAGGGGAGTCGAACGGAAAACGATGTCATCGCCATTGATTTTCACAGGTACGTCTCTTGGAACGAGAAACTTGAACGCCAAATAGTTCTGTAAGCATAGCATGGGGAAGCTTAAAGCATTCCCCATCAGCTGACCGCGAGCCATGGCGAATTCCGGCAAACCCTTAACCTTGATCTTGCAATCAAGGGTTTGGGAAGCCAGATCTCGTATCCAAAGAGGGACGTAACTACAAGTCGTGTTGATAACGTTGAGGATGTGGCGGGCCACTTCCAAGTTCAAGTTATCCGTCGCCGACTCGTAGTCCCCCGACACAAAAACTTCACCCTCAGTAGTGGTAAAACTACTGAATTTCCTAGGTTCAGCTTTGCCCCGGAGGCACCAATTTTGTTTCGATACGTGGTTATACAGCAACGTGTGATACGGAGTAAGATAGGTCATCTGTATAGAATTTACAGTGACTATCCTGTCTTTGCCATCACAAGGAGCGATAACCGCGCGCACCAGGTCCACCCTCTTGCCATCAGGACGATAGTCACGATCTCTGGATCTCTCCAGAAATTGTTCCCTACTGTCCCAATGCTCGAGGATCCCTCGCGCCCCCCCCTTAGAACGTGGGTTTTCCAGACAAGAACTGGGCCTAACACACGTTCCCTCAACAATCCCATTGTAGCCCTTGTCCCAGCCCGGACGGAAGATCTCCCTAAGCTCCTTGGAGCAAAAGGCGAGAAAACCCGGCGGGGGGGGAGGGGCCGATGAGGAAAGTTTGTCGGCATAAGCCGTAAGGGAGGGGGTAGATGCGGGGAGGGTCTTTCTAAAAAGAAAGAGTGAACCAGCGATTGACAACCGATCGCGGTGTTTTAAGCCGCGGGTCGGCCGTGACCATAAATGGCCACTAGACGGGAGAAGGAGCCCAGTACAAAACTCCTTCATTGATTTAATTGTCCTCAACTCCGGAACAGGCAGA